CTTAGGGGCAGGTATTCTTGGTCAAAGCAATAACAATGGAACTATCTTAATAAACAATAAGTTAGACCCAAAGTTTCACGATGAGGTTATTAGGCACGAAGAAGTTCATATTAATCAAATGTCAAGAGGAGACTTAGACTACGACGAAAAAAATATTTACTGGAAAGGAAAGGCTTACTCAAAAAGTAATGCTAAGATAGCAATGGCTAGTCCTAAAACATCTCCTTGGGAAGCTGAGGCGTATAAGAAATCAGGTACTAAATATAAAGATAAAAAATACAATGTCTAAGAAATTTAAAGATACAAAGCTAGGTGTTTTTCTAGGTAAGACGGCTCCTCATATTTTAACAATAGCAGGTGATTTATTACCCGATGCAGGAGTTCTAGGAATAGTTAAAAACTTAATTGAAACAGACAAGACTATTAGCCCTAAAGATAAAGCCGAAGCACTTAGTCAAGCTAAAGAGATGTATCAGTTAGAAATAGCAGATAGAGATTCTGCAAGAAGTAGGGAGGTTGAAGTAAAAAAAGCAGGTAGCAAAGATATTATGATGGTAGCTACTGGTCTTGTAGGTTTGTTATCTTTTATTTTTATTATCTATGCCGTAGTGTACGAACCTTCTGTTATGGAAAATGATTTATTTGTTCACTTAATGGGTATGATAGAAGGTGTTGTTATCAGCAACATATTTGCTTATTACTATGGCACAAGTTCGGACAAACAATAAAACATAGGTAATAATATTAGTAAGATAATCTAATCAAATTTAATGCAATGAGAATAACTGACGAGGAACTAGAAGAAATCAGAGAGCAGCAAACTAAAATATCCCAAATTAAACAGGATTTAGGAACGCTAGAGATAAGAAAACACGAAATAATGGGTGTGTTAATGAATATTGACAAAGAAGTTGAAGAAACCAAAACTATCCTTGAGGACAAGTATGGTCGTGTTAACATCAATCTTGACGACGGTTCTTATACGGACGTTGAGGGTGAGGAATTAAAATCTAAGTAATGAGTAGTGTTATAAGAAAAATCAGCATAGGTTCTGATTACAAAAATGATGCAATGCACTACGCTGTAAGTCAGCAAGTGTACGGAGGTCACGAAATATCTAACATTCTCTTTGATGAGAAAGATAATTCTTATAACATCTACATCATAAAAAACGATGAGGTTCTTCCTTGGAAAAAGTTTAATAGCAATATGGCGGTGTCCATAGAGTACGATTTGCAGTATAGGTAGCGTATGAAGAGTGTTTATGATTTTATTGTAAAACCAGTCAACGGAAGATACGACAACGTTAAGAAAGTTGGAGATGTTGACCTTATAGTAAATACTAGAATTGAAGAATATAAAAGCATTAGCAAAGTTGCAGAAGTTGTAGCTTTGCCAATGTCTATTAAGACAGATATAAAAGTTGGAGATATTGTTGTTATACATCACAACATATTTAGAAGGTTTTACGATATAAGGGGTAATGAAAAAAATAGTAGAGCTTTTATTAAAGAAGATATGTACGCTTGCCCTCCAGAACAGATTTATATGTACGGAGATAATATACCTCATTTGGATTATTGTTTTGTTAAGCCTTTAGTAAGCCACGATATATTTTCAATTGACAAAGAAAAGCCTCTTGTTGGCATATTGAAGTTTGGAAACAAACAACTATCAAAACTAGGTATAGAAAAAGAAGATTTAGTTTCGTTTAGACCAACATCAGAATTTGAGTTTGTTATTGACGAAGAATTATTATATTGTATGAAATTAATTAACATTGTTGCGAAACATGGACGTAAAGGAAACGAAGAGGAATATAATCCTAGCTGGGCAAGCAGCAGTTGAGGAATTAATAAAAGTAGCTAAAGAGCCTATTCTCGATGAAGAAGATGACTTAACAGCAGACAAGTTGAAGAATGCAGCAGCCACAAAGAAACTAGCTATATTCGACGCTTTTGAAATTCTAAATAGAATTAAGGAAGAAGAGGATATGTTGGATGACAAACCAAAAGAAGAGACTGACAAGAAAAGTAATTTCAAGGGTTTTGCTGAAGGTAGGGCTAAATTTAATTAATATGTACGAACAAACTTTATACAAAGTTCTCGACAATTACATTAAGGCAGCTACAATAAAAAAGAAGAACAGACACAAAACGTGGAAGTATGGTTACGATGCTGACCACGATATGGTTGTTATAAGTAAAACAGGTAAGATAGGAGAGATTTACGAAATACAAAATCTTAAAATAGCATTACCTGCTGAATCTAAGATTCATAACTTTAAAGACAAAAAATGGAGTAGCATAGCCTACCCTAAAGAATTAAGTAGAATAAAAACAATCTTTGATTGGGGGCAATATCCCGATGAGTTTAAGGAGCAATGGTACGATTACATTGAGAAGGAGTTTGAAAGGAGAGAGCAAGGATTTTGGTTTAATAATAAAGGTGGTAGCACTTACATTACTGGGACTCATTATATGTATTTGCAATGGTCAAAAATTGATATTGGAGCACCAGACTTTAGGGAAGCAAATAGATTGTTTTATATATTCTGGGAAGCCTGCAAAGCCGATTACAGATGCTTTGGAATGGACTATCTTAAAAACAGACGGAGTGGATTTTCATTTATGTCATCTGGAGAAGTTGTTAATCTCGCAACCATGTCTACTGATTCTCGATACGGCATACTTTCAAAGTCAGGGCCTGATGCTAAGAAAATGTTTACCGACAAGGTTGTACCAATATCAATCAATTATCCTTTCTTCTTCAAGCCAATCCAAGATGGTATGGATAGACCGAAAACAGAATTGGCATATAGAGTACCTGCTTCAAAGCTTACAAGAAGGAAGCTTGACTCTAATGAAAAACCAGAAGATATCAAAGGATTGGATACTACGATTGACTGGAAAAACACAGGAGACAACTCTTACGATGGAGAGAAACTGAAATTACTTATACATGACGAATGTTACGCTCCTGACACATTACTTTTAACGGAAGGTTTTAAGTTTAGAAAAATTAAAGATTTAAAAGAAGGAGATAAAGTAATTGTAGAAGGAGGCAGTATTAAATCCATTGCTAAAACAACTAATGGGAATACTCATTTATATACCATAAAGCAACCTTACGGTAAAGATTATACTGTAACTGAAAATCATAGATTAGTATTAAGAGATAATTACGGGAGTCGTAAAAATAAAACAATAACAATAACAGCAAAAGAATATTTTGGGTTTTCTAAAGAGCATAAACGACATATAACTAGGGTAACATCGGAAGGTTTAGAATCTAAAGATTTTGGTTTAACAATTCCACCATACCTATTAGGATTGTGGTTGGGAGATGGTAAAAGTAAAGCTTTTTCTATTATAGTGAATAAGATAGAAGAACCAGAAATATTAAATTATTTAGGTAGAATTTCTACCATGATGGGTGTTCCTTTTAAATTAACTAAAACAACATCTAAAAAATGTGTTAATTTTAATTTTGTTGGGATAAATCAAGAACTAAAAGACATCTGCGTTTATGGTAACAAGCATATACCAGACAATTATTTAAATTCCTCAATAGAGGCTAGGTTGCAAATATTAGCTGGAATTGTAGAGTCTGATGGTTATTCTAACAAGAAAAAAGGGTCTATCAATATTGGAATGAGTAGAAAGAATTTAATAGAGCAAATAAGATTTTTGGCATTATCTTGCGGATTATCTTGTTCTAATGTTTCTCATAAAATTACTAATTACAATACAGATGCATACATAATAAATATATCAGGAGATTTATCTATTATACCTCTAATAACTAATAAGAAGTCGTTTGAAGGATATGAGCCTAAAACAAAAGGTAGAAGAAATAAAGTTAATATAGAATATGTTGGTCAAGGCGATTATTGCGGAATACAAGTTAAGTCTGATGATGACAATGGTCGTAAATTAATATTAGAAGATTTTACTGTTAGTATGAACTCTGGCAAATGGGAGAGGCCAAGTAATATTCTTAATAACTGGAGAGTTACTAAAACCTGCCTTCGATTAGGTAGTAGAATAATTGGTAAATGTATGATGGGTTCAACTAGCAACTCGTTGGATAAAGGTGGTGATAATTTTAAAAAATTGTATTATGGGTCAGACGTTACAAGAAGAAACGCCAACGGACAGACTAGCTCGGGATTATATTCTTTGTTCATACCTATGGAATGGAACTACGAGGGATACATTGATTCTTATGGAATACCTGTATTCGATAAGCCTGAAGTACCCACAGAAGACCCCTACGGAACCCCGATAACTCAAGGAGTAATACAGTTTTGGAATAATGAAGTAGCGGGTTTAAAGGATGACCAAGATGGATTAAATGAGTTTTACAGACAATTCCCAAGAACAGAACAACACGCTTTTAGAGATGAAGCAAAAGAATCGTTATTTAATTTAACAAGAATATATCAGCAAATAGACCACAATGAGTCTATGGCATCAAGCTCATTGGTAACTAAAGGAAACTTTCAGTGGGAGAACGGAATTAAAGACACAAGAGTTATGTTTATGCCACACAAAGATGGTAGATTTCATATTTCTTGGATTCCGCCTTTAGGTATGCAAAATAGAGTTGTACCAAAAAATGGTATACTTTATCCAGGGAATGAACACCTTGGGGCTTTCGGTTGTGATAGTTATGACATATCAGGAACAGTGGACAAAAGGGGTTCTAA